AGATGAAGGCCGCACCAGCCTTAGCGAGATCCCATTCAGCATCGCCTACGCCAACCGCATTGGCTTTATGGAGTCAAGGCCACCGTTGGAAGATATTGCAGAGCTGAACCTAAAGACGTATCAGATCCAGTCAGACCTTGACAACCAGCTGCACATCTCAGCGGTGCCGATGCTGGCCTTTTACGGCTTCCCATCAAGCGCCGAGGAGGTATCTGCTGGCCCCGGTGAAGCTATCGCATTTCCCGCTGAAGGCCGCGCCGAATACATCGAGCCAGGTGGCACCAGTTTTCAGTACCAGTTCAAGCGGCTAGAAGCATTGGCGATGCAGATCAATGAGCTGGGGCTATCAGCAGTGCTAGGCCAGAAGCTGACTGCTGAAACCGCCGAAGCCAAGCGCATTAACCGCAGTCAAGGTGATAGCACCATGATGGTGATTGCGCAGAATATGCAAGATATGATCGACAACTGCTTGCAGTTTCACGCGCAGTACCTCGGTCAAAATGAAGCAGCCGGTAGCAGCCGCGTCAACCGTGACTTTATGGGCACCAGGCTTGACCCGCAGGAGATCAACAGCCTGCTCCAGCTTTACACTGCAGGGACCATCACCCAAGAAACCTTGCTACAGCAATTGTCTGATGGCGAGGTACTAGGTGATGACTTCGACGTTGAGGAAGAATTGGATGCTACAGCAAATGCGGGAATGGATCTACAACCTGCTCGACAACCTGATCAGTTGGTTGATCGACGTAGCAGTGATGATCGAACCGGAGAAGCCGAGGCACCAGGAGCTTGACTATCACGTCAGCGCATTGCCAGAGGAAATCCTAGCAATCGTGCGCGTTAGCTGGTATGTAGATGGCAAGGCTGATGAGGTAGATGAGATGGTACTGATGGAAGATGGCCAGAACGGTTATGACGCATTTGCTGCGGTGGTAACCAGTGCATTGCAACGCGGCGCTAATGTAAGCATTAGGTCAGGGTATGCCGCTGCAGATTTAGGCATTATCGAATGAGCACACCAGAAACGCTATACCGCAATGCAATAGACCTTAACCGCTACAGCAATAGCGTGGCGCGGCGTGTAATCAATGCATATAACGACATCATCATTGATAGCGTCAACCAGTTGCGCACCATTGATGACTTAGCCGCACCAGTCAAGGCTGCTAGGTTGCGTGGCATTTTGGCGCAGCTTAAAGAGTCGCTAGCAGGATGGGCTGGTGATGCAACTGAGCTGATGGTGCCAGAGCTGCAAGGGTTGGCAGAGCTGCAATCAGAGTTCGTTACTGAAGAGCTACGCAAGGCATTGCCGGTTGGCAGTCGTGATGCAGTGCGCACCGTAGAGATCAGCCCGCAGTTTGCGCAGTCTGTTGTTACCACTGACCCAACGCAGCTCAATGTGGTGGCGCTTAGCGATGATCTGTTTGAGGCGGTGTATGGATCTGAAGCATTGGCGCGACAAGCTGGCACTGGCGCATTTAGCTTGACTGCCACTAAAGGCACCATGATCACACTGCCAAATGGCAGCACAGTCGAAAAAGCATTTCGCGGCATTGCTACAGATCAAGCAGAGCGATTCAGCCAAGTAGTACGGCAAGGGTTGCTGACAGGTGAAACCACGCCAAGCATCGCCAAGCGGTTGATTGGCAATTTGCAATTTGGCGAGGAAGCCAAGACCGTCCGACAACTGGTAGCAGCAGGCGGGCAAGCCACTGCTGTAGCTGACAACCAGGTGATAACACTGGTCCGCACCAGCATCAACCAAGTAGCTAATACCGCCAGCCAGCAGGTATATGAAGCCAACCAGGACATCACCAAGAAGTACCGCTACGTCGCCACGCTGGACACTCGCACTAGTGCTATATGTGCTGCATTAGATGGCCGTGAGTTTGAGTATGGCAAAGGTCCAATGCCGCCGCAGCACTTCAACTGCAGGTCAACAACAGTGCCAATTATTGACCCGGACATCTTGCCGCCATCAACCACGGCAACCAGGGCTAGCAAAGATGGGCAGGTGCCAATCAATCAAAGCTATGGCGAGTGGCTAGCTAAGCAGCCACGCAGCGTGCAAGCTGATGCGCTAGGCCCCGGCAAGGTTGCATACTTCAACAAACTGGCCGACAAGTACGGGCCACGCAATGCCATCGCCAAGCTGGTGCGTGACGATGGCGCAGAGGTAACATTAGAGCAGCTCCGCAAACGATATGGACCTGCCTAGCCTCCGGCATTTTCGCAACACCGGCATCTACAGCATCTACAGCGATACCGTTGAGGCATTAGCGGGTGAGGCATGGGTGCCAGCGATCTACACGGATAAGGGCTGGGCAACAGCAGATGGCGCTAGCCTGCTACTAGGTATTGAGGAATGGCGCCATGCCGCTGAAGAAGGGCAAATCACAGGGTGTGATCTCAAGCAACATCAAAGCCGAGATGAAAGCGGGCAAACCGCAAAAGCAAGCAATCGCAATCGCGCTGTCAAAAGCCGGCAAGTCACGCAAGCCGAAGGTTAAGAAGTGATGCCTAAGAAGCCTGGCCTATACGCCAACATCGCAGCCAAGCGCAAGCGCATTGAAGATGGCAGCGACGAGCGCATGGCGCGCAAGGGTGAAGAAGGCCGCCCATCTGCTGCTGCATTTAAGGCTGCTGCTAAAACTGCCAAAAAGCCGAAGCGCAAGAAGAAGTGATCACCTATCGCGGATAAGGTAAAGTAGTGATGCACTATATCCCTGCGGGATAAGCATGTCTGAAGAGAATCAAACTCAGGAGCCTGCGGCTACTGATGCAATGCAACGCAGTATCGAAGCACTGGAACGCAAGAACCAAGAGCTGATTGCTGAATTGCGCACTGCTAAGTCAAAGAAGTTGCCGGATGGCGTTGATGTCGATGAGCTGCTTGAGTTCAAGCGACGCGCTGAGCAATCTGAACTTGAATCACAAGGTAAATACTCCGAAGCAAGACAAGCTTTGGAGCAGCAGTACCGTGAGGCGACGGCGCAAAAGGACCAGCGCATTACAGAACTTGAATCCCGCGTTCGTGAGCTTGAACTCGTCACGCCAGCAGTAACCGCACTGGCTGACTTGGTGCATGACCCCGACATGGTGCTCAAGACCAAGCTGAGCAGCGATCAGATTGAGCGTGACCCTGATGGCACCGTGGTAGTGGTCGATGGCTACCAACGCACACCAGTAAGCGAATGGGCTAAGACGCTGCCATCCTGGATGCAAAAGCAACCAAGGCCACAAGGCAGCGGCGCACCATCAGGGCGCAGCAGTGGTGAGATGCCCTTGGGCATCAAGAACCCATTTGCGCAGGAGTCGTTTAATCTCACCGAGCAATCACGACTGTTCCGTACAGACCGTGACATGTACGAACGATTGAAGGCTGCAGCAACGCGCTAAGCTATCTGCAACCGGCTGCGCTGGTGCCAGGGCTGCGCCCACACCGTAAACCATTTCCCGAGATGAATCATGGCGACTCTTCGCTCTGACATCATCATCCCAGAGATTTTCACGCCTTACGTCATTGAGCAAACCACCCTTCGTGATGCCTTCTTGGCTAGCGGTGTGGTTCAACCAATGGCTGAGCTGAACGCTACTGAGGGTGGTGACTACATTAATGTCCCCTTCTTCAAAGCCAACCTGTCTGGCGACTTTGAAGTGCTGACTGACAGCACCTCACTGACACCTGGCAAGATCACTGCTGACAAGCAAGTCGGCGTCATCCTGCACCGTGGCCGTGCATTTGAGTCACGCGACCTTGCAGCACTTGCTGCTGGCGCTGACCCCATGGCTGCTATCGGCGCCAAGATCGCTGATTACGTTGCCAACCAACGGCAGAAGGATTTGCTGTCTTGCCTTGCTGGTGTCTTCGGCACCCTCGGCACGACTAGCGCATCTGCTGCTTTCTTTGGTCTGACCATCGACGGCGAATCTGGCGACACGCCAACCGTGCTTAGCCCACGTCATGTTGCGGAAGCCCGCAGCCTGCTGGGTGATCAAGGCGACAAGCTGGCTGCTGTTGCAATGCACTCCAAGGTCTACTACGACTTGGTTGAGCGCAAGGCGATTGATTACGTCAGCACCCTTGATGCACGCGGTACTACTACCACCCAATCAGGCGGCAGTATCTCTGGCGCTTACGGCGGTGACAACTCAGTTCCCGTGTATATGGGATTGAGGGTAATTGTTTCGGATGATGTGCAAACTGAAGGTAGCGGCAGCTCCACCGAGTATGCCACTTACTTCTTCACCCAAGGCGCTGTTGCCTCTGGTGAGCAGATGGGGATGCAGACTGAAACCGACCGTGACATCCTCGCCAAGAGCGATGCCATGTCGATCGACCTGCACTACTGCTACCACCCTGTTGGCAGCAAGTGGACCGTTGGCACTCCTAACCCGACTCGCGCTGCACTGGCAACAGTTGGCAACTGGTCGAAGGTGTACGAACTCAAGAACCTTGGGATCGTGCGGGCTACAAACACCTCTAACTTCGATTGAGGTAACTAATCATGGCTTCTATCTTTGAACTTGGCGACATTCCCGGCGGCTTGCTGCCAGGACAAATCACCCTTGCGGCGCCTACGGCTACCGCTACACTGACCGCTGCCCAAAGCTACAACTCGATTGTCCGTGGCGTCCCAACCGCTGCGGCAACTTACACCACAGCAACTGCTGCGGCTGTAGTGGCTGCAATCGGCGGCGATTGCGCGATTGGCACTAGCTTTCGTGTCGTTGTTATCAACGCATCCGCTGGCGCCAATACAATTACCGTTGCAGGCGGCTCTGGCGTAACTGTCAGTGGCGTGGCAACCGTAGTGCAAAACGCCTCTAAGGAGTTCATCGGCTACGTTGCTGCTGTTGAATCAGGCTCTGAAGCAATTACGCTTTATGGCCTAGGTTCTACTGCTGCTGCTGCTGCTTAATGGGCTTGTTCGCCTTCCGGCGACTGCGTGATCGTGAGGCTGCTTCTGCGGAGGCGGCCTCTCTTTCTATTGCAGAGCCTAAACTGATACCAACGGAGCCGGACAATGGCAATCACGATAATCGCAACGCCAAACGCGGCAGACGCAAACTCGTACCTGACGCTGGCTGATGCACAGCTAATTATTGACGGCATGGTGCTAGACGCTGATGCGACAGCATGGGGCACCGCTACCACGGACAACAAAAACCGTGCGTTGTATTCCGCTGCGCAAAGGCTTGATCGTGAACGCTTTCTTGGTGCTCGCTCTACTGATACCCAATCAATGCAATGGCCGCGAACTGGTGTTCGCAAGCCTGACACCTACATCAACACCTACGCCGTTGGTTTTCCGTTTCGTATTACCACCGACTACTTCACCGACACCGAGATCCCAGATCAAGTCAAGCGTGCGCAGGTGGTGCTGGCCGTTTATCTCAACAGCAACCCAGACGGCATTGGCCTTAGCGGATTGGAAGACTACAAGAACGTAAAGATTGGCAGCCTTGACGTAACGCCTAACCTTGGCTACGGAGCTGTTGGCGCTGATAAGGTGCCACCAATCATGGAACGCTACCTGACAGGGCTTAGAATCAGTGGACCAGGCAACGTTGCCATTAAAAGGAGTTGACCATGGATGATTACAGCATTGGTTTTGAGTACATCACCGACACGGCAGCTCATATCGGCAGGTTTTACAGGCTGTATGCCGTTGCCGATGCTGTAATTAGCACGGCTACGGTGCAAAACGCAACCGGCAACGCTTTTACATCAGTCCCCCTTGGTAAAGGCGATTTTATCGACGGCGTGTTTACCAGCGTCACGCTGGCTAGCGGCAAAGTCGTTGCTTATAGGATTTGACAATGAGCCAACCTAAATACTTTGGCATTGATTACTCGATAGGTGCAACTTTTGTTGACGCCGCAACAACAGTGACTGGCCGCTGGTGTGCGATTACTTTTTTTGGCAGCGCAACAATCACTGAAATCATTAGCACCAACTATGACGGGGCATCATTGGCCGGCCATACTCCTACCGCTGGAGTAACGATTTATGGTGTTTTCACCAGTATTAACCTGTCGGCTGGCCACTGCCTTGCCTACAAGCTCTGATGTCACTTGCTAGCCCGCTACGGAAAGTTGCCAGCAAGTTGATGGCAAAGTTTGGCGGTGTTGCAACACTACGCCGCGTAACTCCTGGCGTTTACAACCCAACTACTGGCACCGTTAGTGAAGCCATTGGCGACACTGCATTGCGTGGCGTGTTGGAGGACGTACGCCGCAGTGAGGTTAATGACCTAATCCAAGCTGGCGACAAGCGATTCATCATTGCAGCAGCAGATACCGCAGCAGTGCCAACCACCGCTGATCGTGTCATTATCAGCAACCGCACGTTGCAAGTCATTGAGGTGCGCACCATCGAGCAGGACAATCAGCCAATTACCTACGAGCTAATCCTGAGGGACTGATGGCACGCACTATCCGCGTTGGCGATATTGGCGACTACTGCAACCAGCAGATGGAAAAGTTGCTCCGTGCTGCGGTGCTGGAAACTGACAGCCTGTTAAAGCAAGCCAGTCCGGTAGACACTGGCAGGTTTCGTGCAAGCTGGCAGGTCGGTGAGAATGCAGCACCGGGAGGCATTGCGCCGGAAGGCCAATTCGATGTGAAGAAAATTCGCAAAACATCCAAGAAAGGTAGAACTGCTCAAGAAGTTTTGCCCATACAGCGCCTTGGCTACCAGCAAGAGCGCATGGGCAACGTGTACTCAGTCCACAACAACCTGCCCTATGCAGAGCCGCTAGCCAATGGCAGCAGCAAGCAAGCGCCTGCTGGCTGGGTGCAAGGCGCCGCCAAGGACGTGCAAGGCCGCGTCAGAATTGCAGCAGCACGCATCGGCAGGGAATCATGAGCAGCACCTACAACGATGTGCGTAGCGCCATTGAAGGCCGCATTGCGGCTGAGCTGGCCATAGCGCCTGTGTACCCCGTCAGCTATCAAAACGTACCGTTTACGCCACCTAATAACACGCCATGGCTGCAGGCGTTCATACGGTTTGGCGATAACAGCTACGCCACACTCACCAGCTTCAATCGGCAGAATGGCACGCTGGTGGTAAATGTCTTCACCCCTATCGGCGCTGGTACGGCCGCCAACTTCACCATTGCAGAGCGCGTGAAAGACCTATTTGACCGCGCCAAGTTCAACAGCATCATCTTTGACGCTGCTTCAGGCCCTGCGCAGGTAACGCCAGCAGCACCGCAGCCATATTACCAAACGCAACTTACGGCGACGTTTGAAGCGTACTTAGACTAAACACAGCCACTACCGTTCACAACAATGGCCGTCACTGTCTTGTCCGGTACGTCCGGCGCTCTTTACTACAAACCTGCCGGCACCAACGGCAACTTCGGCGAAGCTGGTGTTGCTATCGCAACTGACATCATCACTGTTGCCGCTTACCTGAACTTCAAGGTTGGCGATCCTGTTAAGTTCCGGGTTGTTGACAGCCAAACTGGAGGGGCTGGCTCTGGCACCCTGCCTGCACCAATCAGCGCAGCCACTACCTACTACGTTCTCAGCTACACCGCTGCTACTGGTGCGCTGACAGTATCAACCACGGCCGGCGGCACCATCCTTGCTATCACCGATGATGGCACACTGGCAGCGCCTAACGAGTTTGAGGTGTACTACGCCGACTACGCCGCTGTTGGGCAGGTGCAAAACTGGAGCTTTGAGATCTCTAGATCTGAAATTGACGTAACCACTATCGGGCAAACCGCTGGGCAGTATGCGCCATTCCGCGCTTACATTTCCGGCTTTGCTGATGGCAGCGGCACCGCTAGCGTTTTTGTTACCAGCGAGGATGCCGCACTATCCAACCGCATGGTGGAAGACGTGCTGCAGCGCCAGCAGGTTGGTTGCGGCTTCAAGCTGTACACCGACAAGGGCGCCACTGAGGCACTTAGCCGCAGCATCGCCATGGATGCTGTACTGCTGACCGCTAGCCTTAACATAAACCCTGATGATGCCCAGATGGTGGAGATCACCTTCCGGCCAAGCGGTGTGCCGACGTT